GCAGAGGAGGAAAACACCATGAAAACCATCCAGACTTACGAGCAGGCCATTGAAGACACCAAGCAGGGCAAGAAAATTGAGGGATTCAACTACAGGGTGCTCAGGGCTTACGACCAGAGCCGCGAGGCAGGAAGCGAAACCCTGAACTTTTACGAGACCATTTTAGAAAGCGACATTCCGGCAATCATCGAAGCCTGCCGCAAAGAAGGGATCGAGGCCATCACGACCACCGCGAACTCCAGCGGCCTGCTGGAAACCCTGGCCGCCTTTGAAGCGAAAGGATGCCGCCTGGCCGGGTTGACGAAGGCTCCGGAACGCGACACCCACAAGGAACTGTCAGCGGCGCTTATCAAGATGAACTGAACAAAAACGGGAGCCAAGGGGCCGGCCTTCAAGGGCCGGTCCTCTGGTGTATTCCGTCAATAGGATGACCTGAGTAGATCGTAAATAAGCCATGCAAGACTGGGATTGTATACACGAAATCCGGCGCTTATTCGCTTGCTATATATGTGCAAAAGAGTGATATATATACATGCCAAAGTAAAACAAGCGAACAGGAGGATTTGAAAATGTGGCATGAAGGCATTATCGGAATTGGAAGAGTAGCGGTGAAGTATTGGGTGAAAGCATACAAGATCCGGAGCCAGTTCGGGATTGAAGGCGGGAAGATTTCCAAACTGATCCTGGAACGGAAGGGAACGACCATAGCCAACTACGACAGAGGCTGGGACATTAAGCCACAGGGCTACGAGGCCGAGGTTGCCCTGGCAATACTTATGAAGGAATACAACTGAATCAAGAGCGGAGCCCTTTTCCAACAGCGGAGGAGGGTTCCACTCTTTGCTTAGTGATAGAAGGGAAGACCTAGATTTGCGGAAACTGGAAAACTACGAGCCGACCAGGTTTATGGAGACGGACTCGGCCTATGATAAAGAAGCTGCCGATTATGCAGTCAATTTCATCGAGTGCCTGTGCCATACGAAAGGCACCTGGGCCGGAAAAACGTTCGAGCTGATCGACTGGCAGGAGCGTATTATCCGGGATTTGTTCGGCATCCTGAAGCCCAATGGCTATCGGCAGTTCAATACAGCATACGTGGAAATCCCAAAGAAACAGGGTAAGTCCGAGTTGGCGGCTGCAGTCGCACTGCTCATGACCTGCGGAGATGGCGAACAGCGGGCTGAAGTGTATGGCTGCGCAGCGGATCGGCAGCAGGCCAGCATCGTCTTTGATGTCGCGGCAGACATGATTCGTATGTGTCCGGCACTGGGCAAACGGGTAAAGATCCTGGCTTCGACCAAGCGCATCGTGTATCTGCCAACCAATTCCTTCTACCAGGTATTGTCGGCGGAGGCCTATAGCAAGCACGGATTCAACATTCACGGTGTCGTGTTCGACGAATTGCATACACAGCCCAATCGGAAACTGTTCGATGTCATGACCAAGGGCTCTGGCGATGCCCGCATGCAGCCTCTGTACTTCCTCATCACGACAGCCGGGACGGATACGCATAGCGTTTGCTACGAGCAGCATCAGAAAGCACTGGACATCCTGGAAGGGCGCAAGATAGATAAGACATTCTATCCAGTCATCTATGGTGCGAAAGAAGATGAGGATTGGACCGACCCGGAGGTTTGGAAGAAAGCCAATCCGAGTCTGGGAATCACGGTCGGGATCGACAAGGTACAGACTGCTTGTGACTCGGCCCGACAGAATCCAGCCGAGGAGAATGCTTTTAGGCAGCTGCGTCTGGATCAGTGGGTTAAGCAGGCTATCCGCTGGATGCCAATGGAGAAATGGGATGCCTGCAAGTTCCCAGTCATCCCCGAGACACTTAAAGGCCGTGTATGCTATGGCGGACTGGACTTATCCTCTACCACTGATATCACGGCTTTGGTGCTGGTGTTCCCACCGGAGGACGGAGACAATGGAAAATATGAAGTGCTGCCATATTTCTGGATTCCCGAGGACAACATTGACCTGCGTGTCCGACGGGATCACGTTCCTTATGATGTATGGCATCAGCAGGGATTTCTGGAAACAACTGAGGGCAACGTCGTGCATTATGGCTACATCGAGAAGTTCATTGAAAAGCTGGGTGAGACCTACCATATCCGGGAGATTGCCTTTGACCGTTGGGGAGCTGTGCAGATGGTGCAGAATCTTGAGGGGATGGGCTTTACCGTGGTGCCTTTCGGTCAGGGCTTCAAAGATATGAACCCGCCGACCAAAGAACTGATGAAGTTAACCTTGGAAAAGCGCATGGCGCACGGCGGACACCCCGTCCTGCGCTGGATGATGGACAATATCTTCATCAAATCGGATCCGGCGGGGAACATCAAGCCGGACAAAGAAAAATCCACAGAGAAGATTGACGGTGTCGTAGCCACGATAATGGCACTGGACCGAGCAATTCGCTGTGGAAATGAGAATGGGGAAAGCGTATATGACGGGCGTGGTATTTTGTTGATATAAATATTCAAGCTAAGAATGATAATGAGTATTTAGCTAATTAGCGAAATGAATAGCTGAATTTTTTAGTACCCATAGTAAAGCGTATCTTTATTGGTTTGCCATCATTTTGTACTGAAGAAGGCAGTTGAACCATGTATTTTATTTTTTCAGGATTCAAAGGATCTATGCTATAAAAGGCCGGATCTAAATCACCGCGATGCTCTAATGCTGACATGCAATGATATTCATATCCATTTGTGTCATAGAGAACATCAACTTTTGCAATATCTTCTGCTTTTACAGCTTTTTTTTGCATGTTTTTTATAGTAGCTGTAACACACAAGTAAACCTTATCCGGATCGGCTGCGTAATGCGAATAGAATCTACTGGGTTTATCAGGTAATACATCATCAGTAAAATCTACTCTTTGAATTGTGATTTCACCATAATCATCTGCAACAAATGCGGTATTTAATTCAACAGGAGTGTCGGTAGTCGTTTTTGTATTAGAGCTACTGTTGTTTTTGGCGGTAGTTGTTGTGGAAAGTGGTTTACTCGAATTATAATCTCTGCCTGTTGGATTTGAAGGAGAATAAATCCAGAGAACAACCAAAACAAATGCGATAGCTCCGATAATGTACCATTTTTTATTTGGGCTGCATTTAACAGGACATTTTTTCTTGGCAAAATCATATCCGCATTCTGGACAAAACTTGGTTTGTTTTTCAATATCGTTATGACAATTAGGACAAATCATACATGCACACTCCTCTATAGGACGGTTTAATTCTTTAAGTTATTATCAATTTTTATGAATCCAGTGCCAGTCACAATTGCAATAATTGCGGAATATGTACAAGATACTCCGATATCTCCAAACATCATGTGCCCAATAAAGAGCCCAATACACCCCAAAACTATTAATGCGATTCCGAATTTCTTCATGATAGCATGCTTCCTTTCATACATGTTATATAGTACTCTGCAGGCCAATCTAATACTATTTTAACCACTTTTTAATTATATCCCTATTTTATATTCTATTCAATATGGAGGTGGAATTTCTTGAATCTTTTTACAAAACTATTTCGTTCCAGGGACAAGCCGAAGAATTATCTGAGTGGGCGACTGTCCTTTTTGTTTGGGCAGACGTCAGCAGGCCGGGCGGTTAACGAGCAGACCGCCATGCAGGTGACTGCTGTGTATGCCTGCGTCCGCATCTTGGCGGAGGCCATTGCCGGATTGCCGCTCTGCGTGTATCGCTATACGGAGGATGGCAGCAAGGAAAAGGTGCTGGATCATCCGCTGTATGCGTTGCTGCATGATGAGCCAAATCCGGAGATGACCTCGTTCATTTTCCGGGAGACCATGATGAGTCACTTGCTCCTTTGGGGCAATGCTTATGCGCAGATCATTCGGGATGGCCGGGGCCAGGTGCTGGGATTGTATCCGTTACTCCCCAGCAAGATGGATGTAAGTCGGGCTGACAACGGCGAATTGGTCTATACGTATAGTCGCAGCATCGATGATTATGGCAGCAAGAAACGCACCGAGCAGATTCAGCTTCGGCGCGAGGATGTGCTGCATATCCCGGGCCTTTCCTTTGATGGTCTGATTGGTTACAGTCCTATCGCCATGGCTAAGAATGCCATCGGCATGGCTCTGGCTACTGAGGACTACGGTGCGACGTTCTTTGCCAATGGTGCGACTCCTGGCGGCGTGCTGGAGCATCCTGGCGTAGTCAAGGATCCAGCACATCTGCGGGAAAGCTGGCATGCACAGTTTTCCGGGAAGAACAGCCACAATGTGGCGGTCCTGGAGGAAGGGATGACCTTTCATCAGATGTCCATCCCGCCGGAAGAAGCGCAGTTCCTGGAGACCCGGAAGTTCCAGATCGATGAGATTGCCCGTATCTTCCGAGTGCCGCCGCACATGGTTGGTGATTTGGAAAAGTCCAGTTTTTCGAATATTGAACAGCAATCCCTGGAGTTCGTGAAATACACGCTGGATCCTTGGGTGATTCGCTGGGAGCAGGCTATGCATCAGGCACTTTTGCTGCCGGATGAGAAGCCTGCTCTTTTCTTTAAGTTCAATGTGGATGGGCTGCTGCGTGGTGACTACCAGAGTCGGATGAACGGTTATGCGGTCGGGCGGCAGAATGGCTGGCTCTCGGCCAATGATATCCGGGAACTGGAGAACCTGAACCGGATATCAGCGGAGGAAGGCGGTGATCTTTATCTGATCAATGGCAACATGACGAAACTCAAGGATGCCGGGCTGTTTGCCAATAGACAACAGGGAGGAAAGACGGATGAAACGTAAATTTTGGAATTGGGTGCGGGATGCCGACAGTGGCGAGCGTACCCTGGTATTGAATGGGGAAATTTCGGATGAGACCTGGTATGGCGATGAAGTCACACCAGGTCTTTTTCGTGAGGAACTGTCGGCCTGTGAGGGAGATATCACGGTTTGGATCAACTCGCCGGGCGGAGATGTCTTTGCGGCAGCGCAAATCTACAACATGCTCATGGACTATAAGGGCAGCGTCAAGGTCCGGATTGATGGCCTTGCAGCTTCGGCAGCGTCGGTCATTGCCATGGCAGGCAGTACCGTCGAGATGTCTCCCGTGGCCATGATGATGATTCATAATCCTGCAACCATCTCCATTGGGGATGAGCGCGAGATGCAGAAGGCCATCGACATGTTGGGCGAGGTCAAAGAGAGTATCATCAATGCCTATGAAATCAAGACTGGCTTGGGACGCGGCAAGATTGCAAATCTCATGGATGCAGAGTCCTGGATGAATGCCAAGAAAGCGGTGGAACTGGGGTTTGCCGACAGTATTCTCTTTGATGGAAGTGCTGTCGATAAACAGTCTGATGAGATCGAAGCCATGATGTTCTCACGGGCGGCGGTCACCAATTCGCTGCTCAGCAAGTTTCAGAAAACCGAACCGGATAACCGGGTGGATGCAAAGCTGCTTCAAAAGCGGCTTTTTTTAATTAGTCATTGACTAGGAGGAAATGTATATGAACAAGATTTCAGCAATGCGTGAAAAACGTGCCGGTCTTTGGGAACAGACGAAGTCGTTCCTGGATACGCATACGGACAAGGATGGGAAACTTTCGGCAGAGGATGCGGCTGCCTATGATCAGATGGAACAGGAGGTTGTGGATCTTGGAAAAGACATCGAGCGCCTTGAGCGTCAGGCCAGTATCGACGCGGAACTTGCGACACCGACATCGCAGCCCCTTACGAATCAGCCCGGCCAGGATGGCCAAGAGACTAAGACGGGCCGCGCGTCGGATGAATACCGCAAGGCTATGCTGCAGGCTCTCCGCACGAATTTCCGTCAGGTCAGCAATGTACTGGAGGAAGGGGTAGACACGAACGGTGGCTATCTGGTACCGGAGGAATACGACCGTCGGCTCATTGATGTGCTGAATGAGGAGAACATCATGCGTGGTCTGGCCACGACCATCACGACCAGCGGTGAGCACAAGATCAACCTGGCTGCGACCAAGCCGGCGGCTTCCTGGATTGAGGAGGGTGGCGCACTTACCTTTGGGGATGCGACCTTCGACCAGATTCTCATGGATGCCTATAAGCTGCATGTGGCCATCAAGATCACGGAGGAACTGCTCTACGACAATGC